CTTTTGTTAAGTATCTGAAATAGTTCTGTGGCAATAGTTCTTCCTTCTTCAACGGAAACCTCTCTTAGTTTTTTATTAATTACAGGATTATTTTCTTTTGTACAATCAATAACCTTACGCATAATTCTCCATCTCGACCTCATCGATATATTCAGGTTCAGGCGTTGGAGAACACGCGTTCCATTGTAGCATAAGTAATATTAAAAATATATTACTCATTATTGTCATTATACCATACCCCACGAAGATACTCTTTAACAAGTCCATTTTCTGCCTTTAATCTTATCTTGTAATCCTCATAAGATTCACCCTCAACTCTTTTGGGTCCTTGTAGTCCTAAAGAAACCTTGTATCTTTCTTTCAAGTATGTTTCTTGTGTTAAATATTTCTTTCTTGGTTTACCTTCACCTGGTTTGGTTATAGGTTTCATTGGTCTCATTGTCATAACTTCTCCTTAAAATTTTGGGTTATTATTATTTTCTGAAATATGGTAAGCGATGTATAATAAAATACACACGACTAAAAATTCAAACATTACTCACCGACCTTCTTTTTGTATAGTTCTGCGTCCTTCTCATCACGAGCTAAAAATTTAGTACCATCTTTCAATGTAAAGGTTTTGTAGTCTTTCCATTGACCTTTAGTTTTCTTTTTTGCCATTATAACTCTCCTTAACTTCTTTCCAAAGTTCGTTAATAGATTTAGTATCACCACCTTGTTTAAGTAGTGCTTCTTTCCTTGTCATGATTGTTAGTGGAACATCAGCTAGACTTGGTGGTCTACCCCATTCATCACACATAATCTGTTCTTCTAACCATTCTTTTTTAGTCATTACTTATCTCCGAATTGATGATTTAAGAAATCTTTTTGTTTCTTCATAGCTTTCTTTAGTTCAGCTTTCTTTTCAGCGTCCCTAGCTAAAAGAATCTCTTCTTGGGTTCTCCGTTTGGTTTTCTTCTTCTTAGGTGGTGTTACCTTAGTTGGTGGTAATGTACCTTTCAACTTAGGTTGTTCCTTACCCAAATGATAAACCGTTCCATCCTTATCCACAAACTCTTTCATCCAATGCCATCCAGCTGGTCTACCAGTTGGTTTATAGGATGGTTTGTCTTGTTCAGGAAACATCTTGTTAAGCTGACCAGTTAGTGCCCTACTACCTATTACAGATACTGCTTCTTCACTTACATTAGCAACAGGTTCACCTGTTATTTTACAATCCATATATGCTACTCCATCTATGAAGTAACCACCATTTTTTTCAAATGTACTTTTACCCA